GACCTCGGTATTGATATTGCTGAGGCCGGCCAGACCAGGCGTATGCTAATGGGGTTTCGAGAAGCTGAAGCCCTTGCTCGCATACGTGGGTCTAGCATCAGTAGAACCGTTGCAAATGGGTGGCTGGAGTTTCAGTACGGTTGGCGACCGCTCTTTGGCAGTCTCTTCGGAGCTGCCAACGAGTTGGTCAACAAAGTACTGAATACCTTGCGTAAATTCAAGGTACACGCCAGTTTACCCTTCTGGGAAGATGTAACCTACAACAGCAATGGTTTTACAGTGCGTCGTAAAACCGGAGGATATCAAGCATGTACTATTGCTTGTGTGTTTGAGGTTCCTGGTTTCTCTCTGGATCGTTTTTCCAGCCTGAACCCAGTATCTCTCGCATGGGAAGTGATTCCCTATTCCTTTGTTGTTGATTGGTTTCTGGACATCGGATCGTTTCTTAGATCCCTTGAGACCTCGTTGCTTTATGCAACGCGATTTAAGTCCGGATACGTCTCGGAAATTTATCACGTGAATCAGTACTGTTACCGCGACGGCGTCGTTCATAAGCTTGGTTATGACGACGTCTGCGATGATAACAGAGCCTGGTATCACGGTACATCTTTCCAGCGTTCCGTACTTTCCGGTGCTCCCAGTCCACGTACCCCAGCGTTTCATGCCCAGCTGGGGTGGCAGAGGTGGATTTCTGCCGGGGCATTAGTGCGACAGTTGTTGCACTGATGTAGTACTCGTAGGGAATGTTCCTTATGAGAATTTGAGCGTTGTTATATTTTTCGCTCAGTTAAATGAGGTGACTCATGGCAGCCGTCAACATAGTTCTTGCTGACGCACAGGGAACCCCTGTGAACCATACGTTTGTCCCCCGTGGTCCGGACCGCGAAGGCGTCTTCTGGTGGGCATCAGAGCCAAGCTTCACCGATCGGTTATTGGCGAGTCAGCATGTTGCTGAAACGCCCGACCCTTGGTGCAGCCGGCACTACCTCCAATCAACGGACGTATCGCGCGGTTATCGGTTTGCATGAGCCGACTCTGGAGAACGTAACTAACAATACGGTCTCTGGTATCGCTCCTGCGCCGACGGTATCGTATGTTCCACGTGTTTTTGTGGAATTTGTGATGCCGGAACGGAGCTCCCTGCAGAACCGAAAGGATCTGCGGAAGATGGTCTATAATCTCCTCAATGAGACCCAGTTGGTCGCATTGGCGGAGACTTTGATCACTCCGTACTAACCGGAGGTGTCTAATGCGAAAGCCGAACAGTGATGTTATGGAGAAAGTTGTTCTTTCTCTGGCTGAGCGTATTAATACACCTAGGTCACTATCAGTCTGGTTATGCTTTAAGCATGACCAACGGGCTCTTCTCGAGCTTCTTGCGACTGATACTGCAACCTGCAACACCGAGGAGTTCCAGCTGAACTACTTCATAACCGAATACCTTTCAAAGTATAAGGGGTTGAAGAAGTCTGGCTTTGATCTTCACGGTGAAGCACTCAGAAAGTGGAAACTCTCTGAGGAGTCATGCCGACAAGTTAACATTCGGTTCCGAGAGCAGTCGCTTCGACCTTTTTCCGGTCGCGTTGAAGCTGTGCTTTTCAGCACGCAACGTAAAATAGCTTCTGTTCTTGGATCGTTACGGTTGCCTGTCGTCTTGGCCGATTGCAAGTGGGGACCGGGCGCTACTTTCGACCTTGGTCGGAAGGAGGCTACGCCCGATAAAAAGATTTCCCTCACTACTTCGGTAACTTTAGCTGCGTTGCCTTACTGGCGCGCTATTGTCCAGTCAGATCCTCATTGGGCTGCCTGCTACCTGGGCTCTCACCCAGAGGGCAGATACAGTCTTCTTCCGAACACGGTGCAAATCGTGCGAGGATCGAGGTTTCTGACTGTTCCGAAGTCCGCTAAGACCGATCGGTGCATCGCTGCAGAACCTACTGGAAATAGTTTTCTCCAGCAAGGTGTTCACAGCTACATGCGCCGCCGGCTGAAGCGGTTTGGTGTCGATCTGGACGACCAGTCCATTAACCAGCAGTATGCGCGTGTTGCGTATTCCTGCGGGTTATCCACGCTCGATTTGAGCGCGGCGTCCGACACCATCTCCAGAGAACTTGTGTACCATTTGCTGCCGCTCGATTGGGCCGTATTCCTTGATTCTCTCCGGTCACCAGAAACTTTGGTGGAAGGGGAGTGGATTCGAACTGAAAAGTTCGCGTCTATGGGGAATGCTTTCTGTTTCGAGCTTGAAACTCTTATTTTCTGGGCGATTTGTTGCTCAGTTGTTGAGCTTCTTGGCAGCGTAGGCGTCGTGTCCGTCTATGGAGATGACATTATCGTTCCACGCGAGTCATTCGAGTTTGTTGTCGAATGTCTTAACGTGTGTGGTTTTACTGTGAACGCTAAGAAGTCTTTCAAAGATGGCTACTTCTTCGAGTCTTGTGGGAATCATTTCCACAGGTCCGTTGAAGTCACACCCGTCTACCAGAAGGAAGTTGTGAATCATCCTTCTGAGATTATACGTGCACACAACCGACTTGTTCGGTTGGCTGACCGGCTCCAGATTAACGATGGTAGTAATATCGTCGCTGGGGCACTCAAGGTATTGGCGAATGCCTATCCCCTGAGGCCATTCCCTCGCATCCCTTTTGGGGTTGCGGAGGATGGCGGTTTCTTGCGCCCTTTGAGTGAATTTCACTCAGATCCTAATCGTGGCTTTAGCTGCCACGTGTTGGATTTCAAGCCTCGGTACACTGAGGCACGTGAGGACGCAATGTACTCGTATAAACTGCGTCGTACTCTGACCTCTAACCCTGGTTCTGTCCATGAAAATGGACGTGAACAGAAAGGTTATGTCGGAAATGCTACGCAGGGTACTTGGCGGTCACATCGACGCTGGATTCCTTTCTCTGCTTTATCTCCTGTTAAAGGGGTTGAAGTGGGGCCGGGGTACAGCGTTGATGGCATCTTTGAGCGTATCAAGTTGTCTTTTGGTATGCTCAGAGCTCTCAGACCGCCAGTGGGTAGCGATACCCACGGGTAATCTGTTTAGACCCTTCTCTCCCTTAATTGAGAGGGGTTGGGTCTAGTGAGGCCAGCAAGCTATCGGCTGGTTTGGAGGGTGAAATTATCACCTATAAAGCGGGGC